CAAATTGTTAGAACATTGATTAGTGATTTAGAAGCACATATAATTGAATTACCAACTAAAGAACTTGAGCCGGAAGTGTACAAGGAATTATCATTGTATACCTACAAATTATCTAATAATGGTAAATTATCATTTACACACCAAAATGGATTACATGATGATATAGTTGATGCTCTTATGTTAGCAAATAAAGCACGTAATGAAATACGATCAAATAAAATGTATATAAGTCCAGCACGTAATACAGTACAACCTAAGTTCGGAGTTATGTAACATATCTCTATTAACAAAAAACAATATTTATTATCATATATGGAACAGAAGAATTATAAAATAGAAATACCTGAGTATCTGTCAATTGATAGATTTCAGAAACTTCAAAATATAGAACATTTATCTGATTTAGGTAAGATGATAAGGACAATTAATGTCTTTACTGATATACCTGAGGATGAAATTAAGACTTGGGCTATTAGTGATTTAGGAAAAGTCGGTAAAGATTTTAGTGATAGAGTAGATTGCACAGCTAAGTTTTATCCTATGTGGCAACATAAAGGAATTAACTATGGTTATGTAGATATATCAACTATGTCGATGGGTGAATTCATTGATTTAGAATCATTATGTAAAAAACCAAATGAAAACTTACACGAGATAATGGCGGTATTGTATCGACCTGTAGTTAAACACAGATTTGATAAGTTGAAATGGAAAGCAAAACATAATGTTCAATTAATGCAGAATAAAGTTGACAATGCATTTAAATGGTATACTGTAACTGATTATAACAATGATGAAAGATATGTTGATGCTGAGGTAATGAAAGACTTACCAGCAGGATTTGCTTTAGGTGCCTTGAATTTTTTTTTATCCACCGCCAACTTACACTGGATAAATTCTCTCAGCTCTTTAAAGAGTCTGAAGACAGAGAAGATGAGGAAACTACTGACGAAACAAACAATGGAGGCTTTGACCAGCATTGGGGATGGTTTGCGACATTATATTCGCTCGCCAAAACAAATATACTCAGTATCACAGGAGAAATTAGTATCACTAAATTAAACATGAACTTTGTTTTAAATTATTTGGCGATTGATAAAGATTATAAATTATTAGAAGCACAAGCAGAAAAACAGAGACAAAATAAAAACAGAATAAGACTAAAATAATATATTATGGCATGTAATTGTAATAAAGCAGATAGACGAGAAGTATGGAAACGACATTTAGCAGGTTTCGATGCAAGTAGAATAGCAGCACAGCTAATGGCCCAACTAACACTTGTAAAAGATTGTATTAGTATGGGTGATCCAGATGTTGTTAAAGTAAAAAAAACTAAAATAGACGAGTAATGACATCATTAGAAAACATAGTACAAACATTTAAATCAGCTGCTGATGCTCATGAGTATGTAAACTCATTTGCTTTCGGTAGTATTGATTATTTAGATTCATCATCACAAAATATTAAGTATCCTTATGTTTTCTTAAGACCATTACAATCACCTGGATACTCACAAGACACACGATTAAGAATATTATCATTCGAATTGTATGCTTTAGATGTACCTAAATTATCTAATCAATCACCTGAGGCAGTAATGTCTAAAATGGAACAAGTATTGTATGATTTTGGTGGTTACATGAATTGGGGACCTCCAAGTGATAATCAATCTAAAGGTGTATCATATGATATACAATCAATTACACCTACATTAGAAGCATTTATGGACAGAACATATGGTTTTGTAGCCACAATTCAGTTTACAGAAAGCGGTATTTATGATTATTGTAATTTCCCTAAGCAACCGTAAATGGAAAATACAGAGAACTTAGATAAGGCATTATTAGCATTTGGAGATAGAATTATTGACGAAATGCAAAACCAATTATTTGAAAATAAATCGGTTAATACAGGTGACTTAGCTCGTTCTATAACTAAAAATATTGTTAATAACAACGATACAGAAACATTACAAGTATCATTATTATGGTATGGTGAATTATTAGAAGATGGAGGACCAGGTAGACGAGCAGGTAGAATGCCTCCTATATTACCAATTGAAGGTTGGATCAGACGAAAAAATATACCAGTACCTAGTAAATTTAAATCACCTAAATCATTTGCATTTGCAATAGCAAAAAGCATAAAAAAGAAAGGTGTTAAAAAATATAGTAAAAAACCATTTATAATGGAGTCAATTAATAATGCAGCAGCTAATTTTGGTGACGAAGCAATAGCAGCAGGTGTAGAAGCAGATTTAATAATTGATATAAATAAAGCATTTATAGAATCAGGAGCAATAATAACATAATATGGGCTTACCAAGTTTAAACTTAATATCATCTCCGTTTGCAGTTAATGCTACGACAAATAATTTACCTTTTGTTGTAACATCTCCATCTTCATCCGCAGCACAATTCAAATTAGTAACAGATATTTATATTCCTTATAGATCATCAGCTCGTTTAACTCGTATTAAAACAGCACCAAGTGCTAGTTTGTGCATGATCGACATAGCTAGAATAGCAGCCGATTATCTAACGTATGATACGCCAATGACCGTAGTAGGTGGTACAGGTTCGTTTGCAAATGCTGCACAATTTAAAATTGTAATGGGAGAGGAATATGCTGATTCACCTAGTGGTTCAATTGTAAGATACGATGGTAATGGTAATGTAGGTGAGCCTAATTTTACAGCATCATTTAGTGGTTCAGGAGCTAATAAAGAAGGTACATTAATACCAGCAGTAAACGAATATAGTAATTTATCTTATGATTGGCCACAACAAGAATGGTACATGGATATGCCTGGAACGTCTTCAACACCATTTTTAACTAACGATCCTAACTTTACATTAAGTGGTATTGTTAATGCTGGAGGAACACCAACTAAAAGAGCACATGATTATGATTGGGAAACTATATCATTAATTACTGACGGATTATATAATGAAGGTATTCAAGCAGTTGCATTTCAATTATATTTCACAGCAGCTTCCCCAGTATACACAGATAATAATTATTATACTACAAATGCTTTTAGTACTGCAGGTACATTAGCACCATTACAACACATAGGAATTGGCCCTGCAAATGTAAGTGCTTCAAGTGCAGTAGCAGCATCATATATAGCAAATGGTGATTGGACAAAATTAAGATTTGATTTTGAATTTATTAGTGGTGATAATAGAATAGTTGAAATACAAAGAGAGGAATGTTATTATTACGATCAGAATTTAGCTAAGGAATTTCCAGATGAAGATGAAACAAGACGAATTAAAGGTAGAACTAGATTCGCATTCATAAACAAATTTGGAGTAATGGATTATTATAATGTTAACAATCCAGCAAAAAAATCATCGGCAATTAAACGTAAAGACTACACGCAACCACAATTACCATGGACTGAGTTGAGTAGTACTGATGGCGCGATATTTGACGCTGGTAAACGTGGTAAAGACACATATGCTGTTAATGCTAGAAGCCAATTTGAAGTAACTACTGATTACATGGATACAGAAACAAGTGATTGGTTAAGTGAATTAATAGAGTCACCATCAGTATTTATACAAAGTGATTCTCTCAATAACCAATTAAACCTTAATAAGAGTAATTTCTTTGAAGAACGTGCAGCTATATCAAACGGCTTCGTTCCAATAAACATTAAGAACGCTAGTTACACTTGGCGTACTAACAAATTCAAACAGAAATTGTTCCAATATGATATTAAGTGGGAATTAAGTAACACAGAAGAAACAAGAAGATAATGAGCGTATCGATTCAACAAGAACCTACACAATTAAATACTGTTTATACTAAGTTATTATACAGTATAACTACTAGTAATTTTTCATTACCACAATTTAAATTCGTGTGTGATATAGAAGATTATAATGGTAATTTAATTCAAAGACTAAGACAACCGGCTAATGATACAGGTCATGCTATATTCAATGTTGCTGTTCCTATTAGACCACAATTAAAAGTAGACGATACTTTATATATACAAGAACCTACTGCATCAATTGGATATGGAGATAATCCTATAAATTCATACAAACAATTTAAAGTTAAATTTGGTGAAGAATATGGTACATCACCTTCATCATCAGTAATAATTTATGATGGAGACGGAGGAGTAGGTGCACCAGCAGTATCAGGTAGTGATTTAGTATTAGGTAGAATGTTATGGGAACCTTGGAATGAAGGGTTCGCATTATCATCATCTGCAGCACCACCATTTGTATCTGATAAAACAGGTAGTCTTAACTTCTTTGTTTATGAAGCAGCCGGTGGTAATTATGTTGATAATAACTTAAGAGTTAATGGCGTATTTCCAGCTGGTGGCTTTGGAGGTTCAGGATCATTTGAATGGTCAGGTTCATCAAGCACAAATAATGGAGAATACCTTTTAGAAGTTATTTCATTATCAGGAGTTTCATCTGCAGATCAAAGATTCTCACTTGAAGTTTATGATATGAGTAATCAACAAATGATTATTGACATATCAGATGTTTCAGGTTCAGG